ACCCATAAATAAAATCCTTTCTAGTGCCCGAATATAGATATAATATGATTAAGAACACCTAATACAACCCAACCCAAAGTGGTAGCACCAATTGATTTTAAAATAAGTATTGCTTTTTTACCGTCTTGGTTTTCTAGTTCTTGGATTCTTCTTTCGTGTTCTTCAAGCTTTTCATATAATTTTTCAGTGCCTTGTTCTACTGCTACTCTAATAAGTTCTTTTAATTCGTACTTATCATTTTGTTGCACCATACAAGATTCATAAGACTTCTTTTTTAATTCTTCGAGTTCTTTTTCGATTTTTTCTATTCTTTTCTCATCTATCATATCAAAGTTGCCCTTTCTATTTTTTTAAAGTTTATATGCTTGATTACCTGTTGAATCATTTACACAAATCCAAAGGTCAGTGTTTATTCCTTTTCTTCTTCCCCATATATTATAATTGCTATCAAAAACAAATTTATCTAATTCCCATTTACTTCCTATTCTAGTTTTAGCATACCCTGTTTTATCTGATACACATAAATTTTGTACTGATAACATAAATCCTTTTGTTTTATGTTTGTTATTACTTGCTACTTTTGGGGAAAGTCTTACATATTTTTCTTTTGTAAATTTATATGTACCTTTTGTAAAATATGGTTTTATTTCTACATTAGGTCTAATAAACACTGGATTACTTCCCATTTTTCTATAATTTGCTTTTGCACCATTGTATTGATCGTAAATTGTATTATCATCTATGAATATAGCAATATGTCCGTAAGTTCCCCTATTAAATACTACTATATCTCCATATTGTCCTTTTTTAACTATCTTGCCTAAACCTTCTCTTACATAAGTTTCGTCCCAATCTTTTGCATTACCCCTAGCTTTTGCAGTTTGCCCTAAAACTTCTTTAACATAACATTGTACTAATGATACACATTCTTTCTTTAAAACATCACTTTTATGTGTCCAGGGTACATCGTTATATTTTCCCCTAGTTTTGTTAATAAATTCATTTAAACTTATCATAATATCTCCTTATTGCTCGTTTTTAGACATTCTAACGAGTTTTTTCTAATTTCTTTATATCTTTATCAGTTTGTTCTAATTGTTGCTCTAAATCGTGTTTTAATGCTTTTAGGAACTCTAATTCGTTTTCTATAAAATAATTTTTTTCAAAATAAGCATTAAAATATTCGTGCCAAGTAGTGTCGACTAGGAATTTAGCACCCCTAGTCTGACTTGGTTTACCACTTGGTTTTGCTAATTGATATTTAATCTTTTGTATTTCCATTATCAACCTCAGGTAGTCCTGTTGCAATAGAATTTACAATACTATATATTCCTGCTACTAATGAAATTGATAAAGCACTTACCCAATCTATTTCATTTATTGCAAGCCCTATTGTTATAAAACTACACATTGTTTGTGCCATTGTTCTTATTGCTCTTATTAAAGCACATTTAATAAATTCTTTCATATTATTCTCCTAATCAGTTGTTTTAGTATATTCTAAAATTGCGTAACCTTCCCAAGTTGAAAAATTACCTGTTGTTGTTATTCTAACTTTGTCTGAATAGACTGATGTTCTTATATTATTATCAGCATTTTGATATTGGTCTGTTTTAATTAATGCACCTAATCCACTTGTATAAGCATAACAATCAAATTTAACAATTTTTACATTAGTTAAATTTGTATTTACTTCTATATATGAACTATTTGGTAAAACACCCAAATTAATTACTTTTCTATATATAGGTTTACCGTCAATCCAAACTTTATTTGTTTTAACTTCATTTGTAGAATAAGTTTCGTTTAAAGCATCATTTATATAACTACAAGTATATGTATATTCATCACTCGTAGTCTTTGTTGTTTTGAATATATCTAATAATTTTTTATTAATCTTCATAGAATATTAATCTCCTTTACATTAACTTACTAATATTGATATTGCTTCCCAATTTGTAGAATCGTTTGCTGGTGAATTAGAAGTATTCGTTCCAGTTTTGTTTCGATAAAGTTTATATGAATAACAAACTATATCATCAATATTATATGTAGAATTTTTATTCCAAGTATCAGTTGCTACACCAATTGCAGTTGCTACGTTTAATAAATCATAATCAAGAGCATTATGTTGTGTTTTTATTTGGTTTAAATCACTTGCTTGGCATTTATTTTTAGCAGGAATATCAAGATTATTGTTTAATTGTTCTTTAAAATCATAAGTTATTTGTCTCATATTTTCTCCTATTCTATACTAACATCTATTTTAATATAATAGAATTTTCCTATTTCTAATGTAGGATTTATAGTATTATATATTGTATTTTCATCTTCACTTATAAAATCAATACTCTTTATTTCTTTTGACGCAGTCAAGTAAAAACTTACTTCACTTTTATAATCATTTATGGGTGTTATTGTTAAAGCTTCTATATCAGAAGTATTATCACTATAACTTATTCTATATTTAGTCATTTTAGAATTACTATAATCTTTTGTATTACTTACCGAATCGTTTAATCTTGTAGCACCATTTGTATAATAAATAGGTTTATCTTCGTCCACTTCATTTACTATCGAAATTTTATTTATAAAGTTAATTATTAATTCTTCATAAATATTTTTAGTTATAGGATTTGTATTATTATTCATAACATTTTTTGTTTCACTTACTAATTCTTGTATAGTTAAAGGGTAATCATTTAACATATTATTTGGAACTTCAATTGAATATGTTGTTTTATTTCCTTGTATTATCTTGTTATATAAGTTTCTTGCAAATACTATTCCTTCACTATTATAGATAAAACCTTGATTTCCTATTAGTGAATTAAGTCCACTATATACTGGTCCATTATAATTATTTTCATTGTATATTTCATAAGTTATTTTAAAATCGTATCTATATGGAATACCAGGATCTTTATGACAAGTATAATATTTATATAAATTAAAATTACTTTGTACTGTAAAAAACTTAGTTCCAAAATAACCTGGGTAAGAATTAGCAGAAAGCAAAACTTCTTTAATGAAGTCATCTCCAGTTATATTTTCAGTTTTATCTAATATATGATAAACTGCTTCTTCAAATTTATCTGTACCATTACTACAACAAGTATAACAATATAAATAACCATTCGATTCAGTAAATATACTTTGGAAATTGCTAGTCATTACAGTATAATATTTTACAAAAGTGACAGTTCCTGTGGTATCACTTATTTCAATCAATGAAAAATTTAGTCTTGTTGACGCTATATCTGTGACTAATAATGTATTTTCATTTATATTATAACAATCTCCGTCTTTACCTAGATTAATAGTTGAATCAAGAGTTATTGATTTTGTTGTTGTGTTCCACCAAGTATCATCTGTATATTCGTTTTTTTCTTCAACTATAACTCTTAATAATGTACTTGTAGGCTCGTCTCTACTTGCCAATGATATTGTGTCAATTGTAAATAAATTATTACTATTCCATTTAACAAATGGTTTATACGAAGCCTGTGCTTGTGAAGGTGGTATTATTCTTGCATATTTAAATATATTACCTTGTTCTACACTTATTTCCATTGTAAAAATATCGTAGGCTTCTGCACTTATTCCGTCATCTTGTTCGGTTTTAAACACTATACAATATTTTGAAACATTAGGTATTTTAAATATATATGTTTTATATTTATTATAAACATAACTAAATCTACTCCAAGTAATAGGTAAATTATATGCTTTTCTTAAATCTAATTTAAATTCATTATTTATTTTTATTAAGAAATTTGATAAATATACAAATCTTATTCTTTCTTCATCAGGTCTAATTTCTACACCATAAATTCTTCCTTGTTCATCTACTTGTATATTATCAATTCTTCCAATATCAACTCCACTATCATATTGAGTTATAATTGCTTGTTGTGTGAAATTTTCATCTAGTAATACAAAACCACCTTTTTTTGTTGTATCATTCCATACAAGTAAAACTAACCAAGTTGAATTATTTCCATTTGGAGAAGTAATTTGAACACCATTTAATATTTCGGCGTCATCGCCCATAACATCAATAATATCGTCATTAATTTTATTTATTGAACTTATAAATGTATCTACGCTTGTAGGTTGTGGTTGAATAGAATAATTTCCAGTAAACCATTGAATTAACTTTTGTTTATAATTTTCTATCATATTATTCTCCTATTGTGTTAATGGTGCATTTAATTCACTATCAAGAACATTATCTATAAGTGGAATATTTACCACTTCTAAATTATCAAACACTATTAAAGCATCACTCTTAATATCTACGTTTCTTGTAATAAATTGACCTTCTTCTAAATTACCTTGTTGTTTTCTTCTTTGATTGTCAAAATAATTTATTGCTTTTTCTCCATTATATGTATTGCTTAATGTGTACTCATAAAACACATTTTGTGTATTCTTTGTTATATTTACACTTATTGTTTTACTTTTTACTAAATAATCTCCTGATATATCTTCTAATGGTCCATAAAACGTTGTTTGTTGTCCTATATTAAATATATCTTTATTATAAGTAGTTATTTTTAATTCAACTTCTGCTTTACCTTTAAATTCAATATATGCTTGTCCTATTTTAGCGAGTTCGTCTAAATCAGTGACATCATTTCTATTTTCATATCTACATATTTTTCCATTTCTTGAATTTAGTGTAGATATACGATCTATTTCATCTTCGTTTTCTACTATTTGTCTTCCTTGAACAAATGGGTAATAAATAAGTTCTACTTTATCATTCTTATCTAATCCCATATCTATATCTAATTGATTACTTCCTATTGAATAATAAAAGTCTGCACTTATTCCTAATTTCTTTTCACTTTCAGTTGCATAAGAAACTGATACATCATTAACTTGTAAATCTATTATTTTTCCTATTGGTAGTGAAAATAATAAGTTTGTAGAATACCCGTCATAAGTTTGTACTTCACTATTTTGTGAATTTGAGAATACACCACTCGAATTAATAATTTGAGAATTTCTATAATCTCTTGTATTGAAATTATAAGTCATATCTACTATATTATTTTCTTCCCAATATTCTTTTGTATATAAAATATCATTTGCTCTTGGTATTTTATCTGCATCGTAGAAATTAATAGATAAATTTCCATTACTTTCTCTTTTAGTAAACCATTTACTTTGTGTTATTTCACTTATATATTGAAAGACATCATAAGCAGTTTTATCTAATGTAGAATATGTTCCTATAATGTCATTAGCACTATCTAAATTAATTGTTCCTAGTTCGAATCCATAATCTTCTATTTCGTCTATTACCATTTGTATAGCTTCAAGTATTGTTTTATTAGTAATAACAAAATCTAATGTTTTACCTTCTGATAATAAACATTTATAATCTAATACTTCTAAACTACAATATTTAGGCTCTCTAGGATTTAAACTAATATTTCCAGTGTTTCTTACTACACCTTCAAATATTAAGTTATCTTCATCGTCTTTTATTTCACATTTTGCATAATCTTTTGGTAAATAGAAATTACTTGAATAATTTTTATTTACGTCCCAAGATTTAGGCATTACATTATTAAGAATTGTAGAAGAAGTAGATAGAAATTCTTCTTTTATTTGAAATGACTTATCACATACTACTTCTTCATTATCTATATATATTTTTATCATAGGTTATACTCCCATTCCGAAGTTATAATCATTTTTTGCACCACCACTATATGATTTTATATTTGATACCATTTGTCCTAATGGATCTTGTGATACATTAACTTCATTATTTATTACTACGTTTGGACTATAATGTAAGGCACTAGAATTTGCTAATTGTGGACTAATACCAAAGGTGTCTTCTATTTGTTTATCTACTTGACCTTTCATATCATCTAGGGCTTCAGTATAACCAAGAACAGAGAACTTACCGACCATTGCAAATTCGGTACTAGGGGAATGTATTCCTAGAGCACCTTTTATTCCGTCTAGTATGCCTTTACCAAAGTCTGTAATTTTTTCCCAAATCCAATTGCCCATACCTTTGATTCCGTCCCATAAACCTTTAACTATATTCTTACCTATGTCCCACATTTTTCCAGGTAATTCTTTAAACCAATTTACTATGTTTTCAATTAAATTTTTGAAGGCTTCGGTTGCTTTGTTTTTTAATTCAATAAACCACGTTTTCATCTTGTCCCATAATTCTGTTAAATAACCTGGTATTTCTCCCAAGAAATTAAATATTGAAACTATTATTTCCCATATTTTTCCAGGAATTGACATTAAGAATTCGACAAATGAAGTTATGGCATTAGGTATAGTTTCGTGGAAAAATACATATACCTTTGTAAAAATATAACCTATAATATAACCGACATAATAAGGTATTTGACTTAAAAATAGTTTTATAGAATTTACTATTGTTAATATTGTTTGTGGAATTCCTATAATGAAATTTATAACTCCCATTAGTAGATTTTTCAAGAATTCAATTGCTACTCCAAATGCAATTTTTATTCCTTCCCACAAATTAATCCAAAATTTTCTAAATCCTTCACAATTTTTCCATAAATATATAAATCCAGCCACTAAACCAACTATTAATGCTATCAAGGCTCCAATTGGATTTGCTATAATAACTGCATTTAATAAAGCAAATGCCGTTTTAACTGCATTAATTATTGCAATGACTTTACTTATTGTTTGAAATGTAATAATCATTGTTCCAATTGCAATTGCAAGAGTATTTATTAATAATTCGTGTTTTTTATACCAATTATATACTTCGTATAATTTAGGGATTATATAACTCATTGCATTTCCAATTTTAGTGAAAACTTGTTCTCCTAATTTACCAATACTTGATAAAATTCCACTTATTCCACCAAATTGTTGAGTTGATTCGTTAATGGAATTTAACATATTTGATATACCACGAACAACGGCAGTTCTCATATTTGTTGCAGATGTAGATATTCCACCTGTGGCATTTCGAGCCTGTTCTTCAAATGATTTAAAACTTCCAATTCCTTTTTGATTCATAGAAACCATAGTTTCAATCATTCTAGCAAATTCTTCTTCTCCACCGTCTTCACGAATTGCACTTCCCAAAGAAGCAACATCTTCATAATTCATTGCTTGTGCTACCTGTTTCAATTGGGCTGGCATAGCAGTCATCATACTTCGCCATTCCATCATATCAGGCTTGCCTTTTGCAAATGCTTGTGATATTTGTTCCATTGCTTGTGCTTGAATATCACTAGAAGCCCCACCTGCTAAAATAGCATTGTTTAAAGCAAGGAATATTTTTTCTGCTTCTTTAACATCACCTGTTTTAGTTGTTAATCTTTGAACTGATTGTGTTGCTTTATCAAGTGCAGTAGGTAAACCTTGTAATTGTTTACTTAAATCTTGGACTACTTCATTAGCATCTTTTGCACCAATACCTAAATTACTCATAACTTTTGGAAAGTTATTCATTGTATCAGTTCTAGCAATAGCACCGTCTAAACCTTGATTAAATATACTTATTGCTTTTGTAATACCTTTTGTTGCTAATGCTCCAATAGTAAAACTTTTTGCTAAATTAGTAATTTTATTTTGGGTATCTTTTGTTTTATTATCTAAATCAGTAGTATCGCCTTTAAATTTAACTAAAACTTCTGCATTATTCATAATTTCTCCTTTCTATTAAAAAAAGTAGGATTACTCCTACTTATTTAAGGATTAAGCAGAAGCAACTTCAGTAGCAGTTCCGATTAATGTTAATTCGAAACTCATTTCTCCTTCATCTTCTGCATTACCACCAATGTCTGATAGACTTAATGTAGCAGATGCTCTATAAGTAGTATATTCTAATACGCCATTATTAACACCACTTAATAAGTCAAATTCAATTTCAACATTAGTGAATTGAGAAATTTCTCCTTCTCCAATAAGAGTATGAACTTTATCTAATAAAGCAATATCTCCGTCATTGTTAACATCTATTTTTAGTGTACCATTTAAACCTACACTTGCACCTGTGACAATTTGTCTTTTTAATGCGTCACAGAATACATAAAAATCTTTTGTTTCTAAATCAGTAGCAACTTCTACTTCTGATGTAGTACAAATTTTAGTATAAGTAGGATTTAATGTAGTACCTGTGTTTATTGCTAGATTCTTGATAAGTTCTCTATTGTTAATAAACCAATTCATATTTAATCCTTTCTATGCAATCCTATTTATTATTACTTGTAAAGTCATAGTGTATGAAACTCTACGAATATCTTCATAAGCAATTGTTCTAGGATTACTAAATTGTTTTACCATTATTTGCCATTTTTGGTTTTCTTTGTTATCTACCCAATTATAATATTTATTCTTTCCTATCAAGTTGCCAATTTCTACTGACGTATCTTTAGCTTCTTGTATAGAATTAGCAAATATTTCTACATTGTAATAATTATATAAACTAGGGTTATCAAAGAATACTACTTTTTCTCCACTTTGTTCTTGTATAACTATTACTTTTTCATTATCTTTATTACTCGTTGAATATTCAGGTTTAACTTTATATTTATTATTAGTTAAATCGGAAATAAAATCACATAAAACTAAATTCTTGTTTTTAATATCGTTTGAATTCATTTAAGCCCTTTCAATGATCTTGTAATAGCATTATTCAATATCATATTTCCATTTTTATTAAATACACCAAAATACCAATGTGGTATAGTGGCTTTATTAGTCCAATTTACATTTTCGTAGTTATATACACGTTTTGCATAAGAAGTACCACTACCCAACCCGTATTCCTTATTACTTCCAATTATTTGTTGTGCCAGTTCTTCTCTCATTAACGTGCCACTTAATTGTGGAAAAGCATTTAAACCTTTTGTTTCTTCTCGTGTTAATACTGCCGTATTATAAACTACTCTATCTTCAAATTGTTCTATTTGATTTACT